ACAGTTCAGACAATTAGAATTGAACAAATGCCACTGAAGATTATTGCTGCAGACATCCCTGAGACATTGGATCCAAAGAAAGATAAAAAACCTGAATAATATGGTATAATAAATATCATCGACTTGTAAACTTAATATGTCTTATTCTATTACTCTTCGCTCACCAGACGGTACTGATACAGTAGTCGAGTGTGATGCTGATCAATACATTCTTGAAGCGGCTGAAGAAGCAGGTATAGACCTTCCTTCTTCTTGTAAAGCAGGTGCATGTTCATCATGTGCTGGTAAGGTTCTAGAAGGTTCGGTTGATAACTCAGAACAATCATTTTTAGACGACGACCAATTGGAAGAAGGTTATACACTTCTCTGTGTAGCAATGCCTGAATCTGATTGTGTTATAGAAACTGAACAGGAGGAGAATTTATTCTAATGGAAAAGTATTTAAATCAAACAACAGTTAATGTTGTTGCTATAGTAACTGCAGTTGTAGCAGGATTTTCTTTGGTTAGTGGACCAGAAGGTCCCAGTCGAGCTATGAGAGAACAAATGTTAGAGAATAGAAAATTAGATTATTCTATGGGTCGTATTAGGGCTTGTGGCGAACTAAAAAGATATGGTGTTTCCATCAGTCCTCAATCACCAGATGCTTCACTATGTGCTGATGTTGTAGTAGGTCCAGTAGTAAAATGAAAAAGTATTTCGATAAGGTAGTAGAGTGGGATAGAAAACTTGCCCGTAAATTTCAGGACAAGTTTAACCTAACTGATTATCAAATGTTATGTATATCATTTGCTAAAGGGTTTGTTATTGGAGCTATTTTATTATAATGTTTAATTTTAAAGAGCGTCGTCAAAAACAAAAAGATTATATTCGTAATGAAATCAAATCCATTGTCAGAGAAGCAATGGATGAATGGGCTTCTGAGGTAGAGTATCTAACACCAAACAAAGGGGAAGGACGTTACTATTGTTCTAAACCTGATTGCGAAGGAGTTAGGTTTCCAGACCCTAACAGTGTCCGGGACTCAACATAAGAATAGGTAATATTACACATAAGTGAACTAAATATTGTATCATACTTGGCGAGCCCACGGCTAGCACTAATGTCACATTATACAGTTCAATACTTGGATGCAACTAGGCATCATCAGACCATTTGCGAATACGCAGAGGATTCCTGGCAAGCAAGAAGTCAAGCAGTTCAAGACGTAGAATATTTACATAGTCACCCTAATGCGATAGACTGCATACAGAATGAAGGGTCACTATTTTGTACAACTTTATGAAAACATTTGTACAGACTCTGTGGATAATGATAATATCTGCAGTAGTTCTGTTCATGCCTAGAATGGCATATGCCACAGAAATCCAGATGGGTTCCGGTGGTAACTTGGTCTTTGAACCTAGTGAAGTAACAATCTCTGCAGGAGAGTCAGTTACTTTTGTTAATGGAGATCTACCACCTCACAACATGGTAGTATCAGATCATCCAGAACTATCACACCCAGACTTAATGTTTGTTGGTGGAGAAGAGATTCTGGTAACCTTTGATAATCCAGGAGACTATGAGTTCCAGTGTGAACCTCATACTGGTGCTGGTATGAAAGGCGTTATTCACGTAACCTAATGGAAGAACTACCATCAGTTGTTTGGAGTGTTATCTATTTTTGTCTCATTGGGTTGACAGGAACAGGGTATGCGGTTTACTATATACTGAGACAAGCATACCTTGAGATGCGTGATGAGCGACAAGACACTGAGCGATCTGAAGTATGATGCACACGTTGCTGTACTGCATACTAAGGTAGATTCTCTAATAGAGAAACAAAAAGAACTGACTGAAAGAGTCCGTGCTAATGAGAAAGTAGTAGCCGCTGTTACCCTATTGGGTACAGTGGTTCTTGCTGTTATTGGAGCAGGATATTTTTCACCAAAGGCAGATGCTAAACCGAGTGCTGGTGAATGGATGCAGAAGGTGAGGGATTGGAAGTCAGAACAGAATCGTACTCCAATAGATGAGTCTATAAATACTTCACTACTAGAATACGAGGAAATGGAACATGGGTGCGATGACACCACCGAGTCGGAAGAGTTGTTACAACTTTCGAGTGATCAAAGTGAACAAAGTATTGGATGGCGATACGATAGACGTGACGATAGATCTTGGTTTCGACCTTTACAAAAAGGAACGAGTACGAGTAGCGGGAGTGGATACACCGGAGAAGAGAACTAGGAATTTAGAAGAGAAGGAGTTGGGGATAGATGCAACAAACTGGCTCAAGAAGGAACTGGAAGATGTTCTTGCTGGCGATGATGAGCTCATTGTTCGTACTGAGCTTCACGGCGGCGTTGGGAAGTATGGTAGGCTTCTTGGGTGGTTATACGTGGGCGACGAAGAGTTGTCTCTCAACGAACAAATGATTACACAAGGGTATGCTCATGCATATGATGGAGGCAAAAAGGATATGAACCTTGAGAAACTACGTGAGATTCGTAGATCATTCGGCACACTATACGAGGGTTAAACATGGAACCAACAGAAAAGGAAGTAGCAGAAGCTCAGATGAATGATGTGTTTCCAGCACTTGCACGTCTTGAAAAAGATGTAGCTGATAATAAAGAATCTATTCGAGAACTCTTTAGCGATAATACTGAAAACAATCTTGCTGAAGAAGTTGCTAAAATTAAAACTGCACTTCAACAGCACGGAATCTTAACAAATTAGATAGGATAAATACATAAAGATAAGTTTCCTCTGATCAATTACGGAGAAGAAATCATGCACCATTCTCATTATAAAGAAGTTTTAATTGCTCATCATCATCCGTCGGAGAGCCAATTCACTTTAGCTCATCATGATCCGTTTGAAGATCAATTTTTTATGGCAGTTGATGAGTTGCCAGCAGTTAAGGATATTATAGAGATTCCTTCAGAATTACCAGTAGTACCAGAAGAAACCAGTGGTGGATTTCCTTGGTGTGGTGCTGGCATTGTAGTTGTGGTAGTTGCTGCTGCTTTTCTTGGTAGAAAGTATTTCCGCAAGAGTTAATGCCTCAATGTATGCTGCTGAGAAAGCAGGTGTGAATGCAAATAAAAAAGAAAAAAATATTTGTCCGACTTGTGGGGGAATGATGATTACAAAACATGAATGGGATATAATTGCTAAATGTTTAGCACATCATCCTCCGTATATTGATAATGATGAGGTAAATGATTTGCTTGCAAAATTATCAGAGTTGACTGATTGTGAAAAAGAACATGCGTGTTACGTTTGAACTAGCATGACTTATACTATGATGCCAAAACCTAAAAAACCTCTGAAGGATCCTAATGCAAAGAGTCCTATTCAGAAGTTTTTTGGTGGAAAGATACCTCACTATCTTGCAGTATTTGCATTTTTATTTTCATCATACAATCTTTTCTCCTTTCAATTAGTTAAAATGAGATATAATTCTTTGAATGAAAAGAGAGATGTGAGGATGAAAGAACTTGTTGAGAAACGAGTTAATGAATATTTCAGTCAACAGTTTCCTGATACAACTGGACCTGTCTTGAAGAAATTTATTAAGAAGGTGAATGGTAATGGATCCAATTCGTAATATACCAAATATTCAGGTACAGACTGTTGGTACTCATTACATACCTTCATGGCAGATACAACAACCGTATGTTCCTAACTTTGATCCTGTAACAAATTATATTGGATTTCCTATTGTAGATATGCCTGGTTGTGTTACCATGCATAAAGATAATAGGAGAGATGGTAAACCTTGGGATAGAAATTTAGTACTTGATGATCCTGAAGGTGCAATGACAATATGCCCTGCTGGTCAATATCCATCCTATGATGCGATGAATTATGAACCAGAACAATTAATAATCCAGAGAGAACAGGAAGTACCACCTATTGCTCCGCCACCAGAACCACCAGACAGTCCAGAGACACCAGACACAGGTGATACCGGACCAAAAGATCCTGATTGTCCTGGTCCAAATGCTCCAAGGATAGGAGATGTAGCACAGAATCAGAAAGAAAAAGTATCAGGACATGAGTTACAGAAAGATCCTGTTAATCCTGGTAAGAAAATATGTGTAGTTCTTTATGAAGATATTGGTGCAGTAGAACAGTATTTACCTACTCCTCAGATTGCTGCGACGACGGCTGCGATTGCGACGGTGGCCACTGGATCGGCCCTCCTAGCAAAGCCGCTGGCTGATCTTCTTCTGAAGGTGGTGAAGCCGACGATAAAAA